TTTCACCAGCGATGGCAGTAATCTTATTACTAGAAACACCACCATAAATGGAACCACTAACAAGCGAATTGAAGATATGACTTCCTGTATCAATGAATCTTTCTGTTTCATCTATATCTTGTGCTACTTTGGTAAAATCATCACCAATCTCTTTTACTATTTCTTTCAAGAAATCCATTCTTTACCCTCTTTACGATGATGTACTTCAACATAGGATTGACACTTTGGACAAGATAAATTAGTTACAAAGTCATATGCATGGTCTTCGCCATAGAACTCTTCTTCTAAATCGTGGTCTCCACCCCAGATGAGTTCGGTGCCACAGTGCCAACAATCCATTTTATTTTTATTATACTATTTTTATCTCAATTCGTCAAGGTCAAATAGTTATTCCCTTATCTCTTAATATCTTTTTGTAAGGTCCGTCAGGATTATTATCTCTGACATCTTTAACTTCTTTCAAAAGATGATATAATCGAGCATCCCCTCCAAGTGCAAGAGCATTTACGATTGTATCTAAATCTTGATCATTAATAGGTAATTCCATTAGGAAAAAAATAGTTCTAAGTTTACAGTTTTTTCAACATTCCATTCAATAGCATCTAAGATTGCTTTGAGTGGTTCGACAAAACTTTTATCGAATTGTAAATCGTAATCAACATACTTTTCAAGTCCAAGTTCTCTAGGGAAGTCTTGAATGAATGATATTACATTTTCTTGAATGATGTTTGGTTTTTTCAAATAGAGAAACTTTACTTTCTCTCCATTACCGATGAGTGAATATTTATTGTCTAAATTATTCTTCTTAACATAATGATTAAACAATAAAGCACCCCGTATATGTATAGGAGTTCCCTTTGCATAAACCGTTGAGTGTGCTTTATACTTTTGAACATTTGATGCGGTTCGAGGAAAAGCAATTTCCTCTGGTGGTAGTTTTCGGAACTCTTTTCGTGACTTGTCTATAAAATCTATCACATCTTCTTCTGTACCATTCATCATCAACTTGAGTGCATTCTTAATAAGTGTGCGACAAGGTGCAGGGGTAGATGACTTTACTGCTTCAATACCCATCATTTTGAGTTTGGGTTCTTCGTATCTTACACCTTCACTATCCCATACATTTAAAATATATCTTTTCTTTGCTGTCCAAATACCACGTTCAGCAATATTCTCTCTCTTCATGAACATCTTTTGGTCATACGCATTTACATACGTGGCCAACGTTTCATAAGAACTCTCAATATACTTTTCAAATTCCACCTCACAGATCTTATTAAGGAACGAAACAACGCTTTCAGCAGTCTTCTCTCTGCCCTCGTATATACGTTCCACCAAAGGACCAAGGTTAAGGTAGATACTATCAGTATCACTAGCAATGACATAATCTTCATTCTCCGTTTTTAAAATTTTGTTTAGATACTTGTTCATACGGTTTTCTATCCAACGAATAGAAACCTGACCAGATAGAGTAATAGCTTCTGCGTTGGCAAGTTTATAATAGCGAAAATATTGATTACCAATAGCACCATAAGCAGAGTTAAGGGAAATCTTTTTTGCCATCTGAATATTATTACATCTGGCAATTTCTTTTTCAAGGTCTTTTGTAGGAGTTTTTTCATACTTCTTCTTTGCAGTAATCATTCTCTTCTTGAAGATAACTCTTTCATTGTACATCTTCTCCATCAGTTCTGGTAAAAAACCACGAACATCCTTACGAAACATTGCTCCATTTGCACATACAGCATTATCTTTATACATCTCGAAAGTTAATTCTTCAGAAAGTATTTTGTCAACTGTAACTGAGGGGTGCCTGTTGTCGAGTAATGTTTCGGGGGAAATGTTATATTGCATAATAAGATGAGGGTACAGACTATTAAGGTCAAAAGACACCACCCAATCATACTTTCCAGGTATCGGTTCTTTAACATATGCACCTGCATATTTGTCTGATTTGTCTGAACGATTCTTTGGTGGAATAACAATGTTTCTTCTTTTGAGATAGTTGTAAATTATTGTGTCCCACATTCTTACCTGATAGAACACATCTTCATAGTTGACTTTTGCGTCATATGCCATCGTCAAGGCAAGTTCAATCAACTTCATCTTGTCTTCCATACGGTCAACAAGTTCAACGTCAATGATATTGTATTCAACAAACTTTTGCCAACCTTTTGTGTAGAAATCCTTAAATGTATCGAACTCTGAGTGGTCAAGTTTTTTCTGTCCGAGTTCAACACTCGCAATGTAATCCAAACGATATGACTCTTGTGCCTTGTAAGTGAATTTTTTATACAAGTCAAGATAATCTAACTGCGATACTCCACCAATATCATAGGATAAATGCTTACGACCAGAGATATATGTTTCTTCTTCAGTTACTAAACCCCAAGGTGACATTCTTTTCTTAAGTTTTTCACCAAGTATTCTATCGATACGACGACAAAGATATGGAATATCATATAGTTTACTGTTCCAACCTGTAATAACTTCTGGTGTATTATCTTCAACCATCCACCAGTGAATAAAATCTGTAAGAAGTTCGTATTCTGTTTTGAATCCCTTGTATATTACATTTTCTTGTTTATTATTAAAGGCACCACGACCCCAAGTACGAATTTGTTTTGTTGCATAATCTTGTAGAGTAATAAGTAATACTTCTTCTGCACAAGATTCTACATCAGGGAATCCATTCTCAGATGCAACCTCAATATCAATTGTGGTAAGTTTTATCTTCTCTGTATCAAACTTAACTTCAACTTCTGGGTACTTCTCAGATATGTATTGATAGATATATCTTTCGTTACCATAGATATTAAAGTTTTCAACTTCATTATATTTCTTGATAAATTCACGACAATCCCGAACAGTGCCAGGTTCAATTGGTTCTACAGGCAAACCATCAAGAGTTTTATACTTTGTCTTTCTTTTTGAATCAACGAATAAAGTAGGATAAAATTTCTCACGAGTAGCAAAATGTTTTCCATCTTCATACCCACGAACGAGGAAATGATCCCCTACCATTTGTACGTTAGTATAAAATCTCATTATCTAATCTTTTGTATCGAAAGTCATTTTCAAACTTTTTATTTTCTATTGTAGCATCTTTCTCATGAAAATGCTCGTATGTGTGAATAAACATTGAAAAATAGTGCCAGTGATTTTTTGGAATATATTGAGGTGATAGACAAACATGTATATGATCAAACCTATAGTTTTCAAAATTATAATTTTCTTTTTCTAAATTGACATATTTTGGGATAATTCTTTCAATGAAAAAATTTTTACTTTTATTACTATTTTGATTACCTATCCAAGTATAAGATTTTAATTTTTTCTGATTAACTAACCATCCTACCCAATTACTTTCATTAACTCTACCATTTTCACACAGGTCATAATATTCTTTAATGAGTGCTCCTTCGGAGTTGTAAGCAGCGGGGTTATAACCAACGTCATTAACATAACTTCCCCCTAAAACATCATCATGATGATCGATGTTGATTAATTCTATGTCAGAGAACTTTTGAAGATTAAAGAGAATTGCATCATGTTCATATCCAAATGAAACACTATCACATTGTTTCAATGACTTTAAAAATGTATCAAAACAAAATAATAAATTAGATTGATCTATAGTTAAATGATTTTCCTTAAAATCAGTATTATTAAATAAATCATTCCATCGTGTCAATGGATCATTATCAAAGAAAGCGTCATTATAAAGTTGTATTGTTGGACTCATACAATAGTCCAAATCTATAGTCAATATTTTCATGAAGTTAATTCAATATATTTGTCCTTAACTGCTCCAGTAGGATCTGCTATTGTTAATATATCTTCAGAACGTATCATAAATTCTGTTTGATTTGTGATATCAGATTTCCAAGGTTTCATATCATCAATACTGATAAACAAATAAGGATTTATCAATTTACAATTTGGATCTCCGATTTCAGCATCCATCTCTACTACTTCTGAAATAAGAACTGTATCAACATCTACAAGTACACACTTAATCATTCAACTCCTCCTTTATACTAAATGCCTCACTCTTATCTATAAACATCTGTTTAACTGATTCGATAGGTTCAACTATTGTAGTTACAACATCCACAGGTATAATTATTTTTTTATCAGCAGATAAAATAATCCAAGGTATTAAAGTTACATCAATACCAAAATCTCCTATTTTTTTCTCCTCTTCAGATAGAAATGTTTTTTCTCTAGTTTGAACTACATGAGGATTTTCTAGAAGATATGCATGTGCTTGCTGCTCTTTTTCTGCGACTAACTCTTTCATTTCTGAAATAAGAGTTTCACCAGATTTTAATAGAGTGAGTTTGATAGACATTTAACGAATTAATTAGATGGTAGATTCCTATAGCCGCTTATGCTGAACCTACCAAAGGGCATAACCGCAGCCAGTATTTCTCTGACAAATACATTATAGCACAACTTCTCCAATTGTCCAAGACCTGAAACCCAAATCTTCAATTATGTCATGAATGTTACATTCATTATTAGGAGATGTAACAATACAATACCCAATTCCAAGATTAAATACGTTTATCATCTCTTCTTGTGGTATCTCACCTGCTAACATAATCTTTTGAAATATCTCTGGTAAATTCCAAGAATTATAATTAAGTTTAACATTTAATCCTTTAGGTATACATCTCGGTAAATTTTCTGGTAAACCTCCACCAGTAATATGTGCCATACCTTTTACAAGTTTATCTTCAACAAGTTTTTTTACTATCGGTGCATAGATTATGGTTGGTGTTAAAAGTTCTGGCATACGATTTAAAAATATCTTTTGTCTACTAATCATATCATTAACAAGACTAAACCCATTGCTATGAAGTCCACTACTCTCAATACCTATGATAATATCGTTTTCTACAATATTTCTTCCATCAACGTATTCATCTTCCTCAACAACTCCTACACAAAAACCTGCGATATCGTATTTTCCAGTTGTATAAAACTTAGGCATCTCTGCAGTTTCACCTCCTAAAAGTGAACATCCTGCAAGTTTACATGCATCAGCAATACCATCAACAACAACTTTGAGAACACTAGTATCAAGTTTACCACAAGCAATATAATCTAAAAAGAATAAGGGTTCTGCTCCACTTGTAATTACATCATTGACACACATAGCAACAAGATCGATACCTACACCATGATGATCATTTGCCATACGTGCAAGATTTAATTTTGTACCAACTCCGTCTGTACCAGACACAAGAACAGGATTTTTATATCCTGATGGTATCTTCATCATACCATTAAAACCACCAAATCCACCCAAGACTTCTGGTCTATGGGTGGACTTAATGGTGTCCTTTATATCATTTACAAAGGAT